ACGCCTGCCAGGGAAAACAGCTTTAGTTTTCCTATTCCCGCCGTATAGTTCTGACCCCCAACGGGAACCGGCTGACCTTTTATAACCTCTCCCACATCGCCTTGTTGCTCGAACAAGCGCGGGGCTGTTGCGTAGAACGCCGTTACGGCAGCTTCAGTTCTAGCTGCAAGCGGATTGGGCGCTGGCCCCGCAGGCGCGGGGCGTAAACCAAGCTCCTCCAAGTTCTGGTTTAAGAACTGTTCGGAGAACGATTTGTTGATGTCAAGGAGGTTTGCACCGCCCTTGAGGGCTTCAAATGCGTTGAAATAACCGTTTGTAATCTGGCTGGTAAACTTCGTCTTTTCCGCGGGAGACAGCGCTTGCCCGTCCACGCGGGCAAATGGATAATTCGGTTGGGACGGATCTAGGCCCTTCGCAGGATCGTAATTACCGGGAACAAATTTAATTCCAAACCTACCAAGACCTAGCCTGTCTTGTTGACCCCCCAGATTTGATAGATAACCCGCAAGGGTTGCTTTGAAGTCAGGGGATTTTATACCTTTTGCAGCGGTTGCGGTGCCGGTGGATTTTTCGTAACGCCGGTAAGTGCCTAGGGTATCCCCGACTTTAATTTCTTCATTCGAGTCGACGCGAATCTGCCTCATTTTCCCACCAAAAAAAACAGCTTTTGTTTCAATCTGAGGACCAAACGTAGGCACTCCCTCCGAAGAAAGAGCGGTAATTTCCCGGAAGATGCCGGTGTCTGAAATCTTGGCAGCCGCAGCCTTGGTCGGATCTCCCAGCAACTTTACTGCAAGAGCCCGCTGTTCTCTGGCGCTCTCCCCCGTCGCCGTGTAAGCGGCCATCTTCCGCTGGCGCTCTTCCTGCTGCTCCGCAAGTCTGGTGGCGGCCCGCTGCTTCATCAGAGGACCCGCTATTGTAGAAAAATCCCCTGCAAGAGGTGCGACCAAGGTGCGGCCAAGCGTTCCCAAGGCGCTCTCTCCCGGCTTCGGCGCTGCGCCCATGGCACTAAAGCCACGGCCCATCAGGGACAAGGCAAATTGCAGCTTGGCGAAATCTGTCGCCTCCTTATTCTGGGCGGAGTAATCCGTCGTGCCAAGATAAGCCTTTAGCTCGGCGTTCTTGGCCTCCACATCGGCCATGTTGGTTTTGAAACCGAGATCCGGAGAACCCGAACCCAAAGTCCTGAAAATATTCCCTAGCTCGGCGGCTCTCTGGTTTACTGGGTCAGCCATGAGTAACTCCTGTTAGACCATGCCTTGGCCCGTGGGCCCTGCACCTTGCATCATGGCTTGTAGCATCATGGGATCCATGCCCATAGCGCCTTGTTCGGGAGCCATGCCCATCGGTCCTTGGGCCTGACCCTGAGCCATGCTTCCAACCCGGTTGACCAAGGCACCCGTTTCGGCGGCCATTCCGTCGGCAACCGCGCTTTTCGCAGCGAGACCTGCAATACCTCCCATGCCGCCAACTTCTGCCAACTCTTCCTGCATAAGCGAGCCAACGCCCTTGTCAATTTCTGCCAGTTGCAGGGTAGGCTGAACAAGGGCCAGAACAGAATCAGGTGTCCGGGCTGCGTCTTCAGGACCAACCACCGCTGCCAACCTCTGGCGATAGGCCTCGACATCCGCCTCTTCGTCCCAGACGGCGTTCATAATCTGTCGGAAGTCTCCGGCTGCGTCAACATTCTGAATGCTGCGCTGTGCTTCTGAATCGACGGCCTGCGAAATCCCGCGCAGGGCGAGGTCGTCCGTCATACCTTGTAGGCTACTGTCCGCCTCCGCCAACACTTCTGGGGGGAGACCTTCCGCCGCTTGGTATATCTGAGATTCTTGTTCGGGCGTGGCAAACGGCATCTCGGCCAAGTCTTCAACCGAGGCGCTTGGGGGCATCATTCCGCCCTCGGCCATCCTAAACATACGTCTGTCATATACACCGGGCATCGTAAATCCTTTCTCTAAAATAAATTTCCTAGTGACTTAGCACCTGCCGCCGCACCGAGAAGGCCCGTGCCCAATCCGCCAACTTGCTGGAATATGGACGGAGATGGCGCAGATGGCGCAACTTGAGAACCAATCGAAGACTGGCTGGAAGGCGCACCTTTGTAAATGTCGCTCAACCAAGACAATCGGGTCATCGGCTCGTACATCTGGCGCTGCTGGTTTTGGAAGTCGGCATCGTAGGCAGCCTGTTGTTGCTGCCTTTGGAGTCCGCCCGTTGTTTGCTGGGCCTGCATTTCTTGTAGACCTTGTTGCTGCGCCTGTTGTGCGGCATTCAACTGCTGCACACCCATGTTTGCTTGAGCCTGACCCATTGTCCCATACTGTCCGGCAAGACCCTGCTGGGCGGTGGCTAGATTCCCATAAAGAGAGGCAATACCTTGTTGCTGTTGCGCCGCAGCCTGCTGGCGGCGTTGCTGATCTTCAAAAGCCTGCTGCCCAAACTGGCCGACAAACTGGGCTTGAGCCTGCTGGCGGCGTTGCTGATCTTCAAAAGCCTGCTGTCCGAACTGGGTGCCAAACTGGGCTTGAGCCTGCTGACGACGTTGTTGGTCAGCAAAACTAGCTTGCGCTTGCTGCATGGCATTCTGGTAGCCCGATTGTCTCATACCCGCCGCCGTCCGGCCCTGTTGCTCCAGAACGTTGCGGGATAACTCGGAAGCCTGCAAACCTTGGCGGGAACCGCCAAACGCGCCCGCCTGTACCGCTGCGGCATTCTGCTGGTTTCCCGCAATGTCTCCTTGCCTGCGAATGTCTGATAAAGCCTGTTGTACGGCTGCATCCTCATATGGATTCATGTACGAGGACACGCTATTGGGATTAAACCCTTGGGCCGTGTACCCGCTATTGGGATTAAACCCTTGGGCCGTGTACCCGGGACCGCCAGCGTATTGCCCATACGAACCCTGCAAGGTCTGACCGGCTTGAGCAGCACCGGCGCTTCCCTGCCCTAGATACCCCGGAACCGACCCTAACGCACCGAGGGCTTGACCCATGGTTCCGATACCGGAACCCAAAGTACCTCTTCCGCCTTGTGATATTTCCCGGTATCCGCCTATACCCCCTGCAAGACCGGCCTGCCCGGCGGCTTGATTCTCTAGGGCGGACAATGCCGCGACCCGTTGGTCAGGGAGGTTTAAGCTCGTGTCCGCCAGCGTTTTGCCAGACTTTAAAAGACCTAGCTTATAGGCCTCAATGGCTTCCGCTTCGCGGACAATGGATTCTGACCTTGTGGTTTCAGCCATTGCTATGCTTTCATTTCAAAGTTACGCATCATACCGTACAGGTTCTGAGCACCTCGGTAGCGGTTTCCTTGACCAGTGGGATCAGCGCCCCGCACTGAACGTGCATTCAAGACAAATTCCCCGTCAGAGAGCATGGCCGGGATATCGTCCGAACGTTCTGTACCGGGCCCTTCTACAAGCATCTCGCGACGCGGGTACTGAGCGGCCCCCCCGTAGTTCATGTTCTGGGGCTGGCGGTACATCATCCCTCCGTCCGCTACAAGGGGAACGGAAGCCGGTGTTGGGCGGTATTTATAAGGGTCGAGGTCGGCTACGTCATAGTCGGCTCGGTTATCTTCGTAGGTTGCGTTTCTATTCCACTCTGCCCATCTTGCGGCGTACTCCTCGTCGGTCTCTCCGGGCTCTTGCTCCGGCGCATCAAATGCGCCAAAGGCATACGCGGCAGTCCCCGCAAGGGCGGCGGACGGGCCATACGTTGCGAGCATGCCCGGGCTAGCATCTTTCGCCACGGCTCCGGCTGATCTATACAAAGCAGCCAATTGCTGCTTGTTCAAAGAACCTTCTAATGCAGTAGTTGAGCCTGCCGCCTTTAGAGCCTCCGCCGGAGTGAGTCGAGGGCCACCTGTTAGCATCTGACCGGCCTTACCCAAGTCCTCTGAACCAAAAAGCGTCGGGGGATGGCGTTGTTTAAAATAAGCTGCCGCGTCGAATTCGTCCAAATTTGCGGCGACCTTTCCATACGTGGGGGCCGTGGCCGTGGTCGGTGCAGCGGTGTTCTGGTAGAAACTGTCCGGGAGGGTCTCCCCAGCCATAGTCGGCTCAAACTCTTGGGTCCACTGGGCAGCTTGGTCAGCAAGCGGTGCAGGCGTGGGGGGGTTCCCAAGAAGGGTTAACTCATCAAAGTTGATACGCCCAGCTTTGTTAAAATCAATATTACCAAGTCCGGGATCTGCTGCTGCCGCACCCGCCGTGCCCGCCGTGCCCGCCGTGCCCGCCGTGCCCGCACTGGTCGGGCCGTAGAAACTGTCCGGTAGGGTCTCCCCAGTCATAGTCGGCTCATACTCTGGGGTCCACTGGGCAGCTTGGTCAGCAAGCGGTGCAGGCTCACCTCGTAAGTAAGCACCCCCCGTTTCTTTAGAAGGTGAGGAAAGAAAACTTCCAAAGTTAGATACGTTTTGGGAGAAACTGGTCGCCGCCGGGTTCATAAAAGCGTTCGAGAGGCCCGATCCGAAGGTAGCATCCTTAGCGACGCCTAGGAAGTTGCCGATATCGGTTCCACCGAGGGATCCTTTGACGCCCCCCATGAATCCAGCAGTAGCGCCTGAAATTACACCCGCTTTGAGCGCGTCGCCGAGGCTGCCGCCGCCTATGAGCGTTCCTATGCCGCTGCCGAGGGCCGCCGCGCCCATGGAACCTATGCCGAAATACGCCTGCGGAAGAAAAGGAATGCCGAACATAGCCGCAGCTATCGGAAGAACAATTGGTGCGGCCTGTTTAACTATCTTGACGACTGATTTGACAACGCTTTTAATGGCCTTGAAGATGCCTTTAAAGAAGAACTCGGGCATTCCCGTTACGGGGTTACGACTATTAAGTTCGCTTCCCACTACGTACTCGGACGGGTTCAGGCCCATTCCGCGCATCTGCTCGAACAACCTTTCCTTGACTTGGGGATTGGCGTCTAGGACCTCCATCGGGATGACCGTCTCGCCCTCGGCAGCATGGACGATGTAGATGTCTCCGTTGCGGCCATACTCGGCGAGTTTCTGGGCCTGACCCCGCATGGAACCAAGCCCTATCGGAGCAAGCTCGTAGTCAGGGGAAGCCTCCGCAAAGGACTGAAGGCCTGTTTGGGAAGTTTGGTATGCTTGTTGAGCCATTATGAAATCTCCAGAACACTAGCAAATGCGTATATTTTTGAGGCTGTGGCGCAATTTAATACTAGCGTGTCACCGGCCTCCAAGACAAAAGGGCCGGTCAGGGACGTGTCGGCAGACGCGGCGGTCGAGGCTAATGTAGCCAAGGTGACCTTTTGCAGCGTTACCGTAACCGAGGCGGAGCTATCGGTTATTTTTGAATATACTATAATAGACCCCGTATGGCTATTATACATTTGGACGTTCTTAATAATAGCCTCAGTAGCGTCTGGGCACGTATAGACTATAACGTCACCCGTTGCCCCCACCAGCTTTGCTATGTTTTTGTATGCAGAAGCCATTAGCCCATAAACCAGTTCACGCCGTTGGTATCATCTTCCCCGCTAATTACAGCGGGTATCTCAGTCCTTGTCAGGGCATCCTCAAGGGTGCGGACAAGGCGGACCATCGTCCCAAAGTCGTATTCCGGGGGGACCAGAGGCAGGGAAGTCTCTAGTAATTTAGCCACTAGCGCCTCCCATCCGGTCGAATTTCAAGGCGGACATCGCCCAATTCCCACTGTATGTCCGCCGCGCTGCTCTCAACCCTCAGGGCTATCGAACGGGCCCTCGACCTAACATCCGCCTGCTGAGTGGTACTCGTCACAGGACTGGTTGAACTGGTCGTAAGGCTATCTCCGGGGTAGTTCCGGGTCTTCAGGACGTAGTTCACAGAAGTGGTGGAATCCGAGCTTGTTATATCTATGTCCGGAATAATCCGGCTCACAAAAGCAAAGTGATCCCCGTCCCCAATGGAGAAAACGGACGATTCAATGAAAGTAGACATGGCAGAACCATCGGCAGTGGTCCCTGTTTCGTGGGCATAGATGAAGTTACTGCTGCCCACGGCCCCCGCAGCCCTAGGCTTGTCTTGTAGGCCAAAGTCAACCCAAGCAGTCCGGGACAACAAGCCTATGTCCCAAGTGTTGTCCACGTAGTTGTATTTTGCATAGCGGTCTATGGTGTCGCTATCGGAAGAACAATAGAACCAGAAGACTTCATCGAACATCCTATTTGACCCGGCA